AATTACTAACAATGACGATGCTCTTTAACTTTGTTGAAAACGTCCAAGACCATATCTTCACTACCATCCACGAGACCCACGAAGGAGAAATGGATGCTAATACATACAACAATGAAATAGATGACTATGTACACAATGGGATTGACTGTGATGTAGTTAATGAGTATCTCGGTGAGGTAGAAAAACTCGTATGTGAATACGGCATTCATAAAGCAATGGATTTGTATGTTGATACATATGGTGAGGAAGCGTTGGGAGTCAATACCCATATTTATGGAAGTTATTCTCGTAGGCTCTTATATGGCATTGTAAAGGATAAATTAGACCATTCCTATGAGGCATACAAAAAATGGGTTGAAAAAAATATGTAGGTATAGTAGATGCCATACAAACTCCGAAAGGCTCGTGGTAAAGATTTATATTATGTTATTACAAAGGATACGGGCAAAAAACATAGCAATGAACCATTACCTTTAGAACGTGCCAAAGCACAAATGAAAGCATTATACGCATCAATGGATGGTAGTGGTATTTTTGATGATATTAAAGACAAAGGAATGGCCGTCCTTACACGTACCAATTATGTAGGGCCTTTTAATCGCTTAGATGATGAGTATATAAGGACACATCCTCCCGTTGATATAATTGATGAAGGAGCAATGAAACACGATATTGAATACTCCCGTATCGCAAAGATGCGAGAAGATGGAGCATCACCCGAAACCATTGAAAGACTCATCAGAGAAAGTGATGAACGATTCTTAAAGAATATCCGTGATAATTACAAAGTAAATCCATTGGCTTCTGCATTAGGATATGCTGGTATTAAGGGTAAAAATGTAGCGGAAGATAAATACGGTTTAGACAAAAATCTGTTCGTGGGTAAGGGCAGAGCCATTAAAGTATTAGTAGGTGCGAGAAAAAAATATAAGTTCCCAATGAAAGGTGCTGGTTTTTTTGGTGATTTATGGGACTCTGCAAAACGTGCCGTTAGTAGTACAGTAGATGCGGTTAAAACCCGTGTATCAGATACTGTATCTTCTATTAGAAATGTACTGGCTGGTAAAGCACCTCGGGAGCGTTTGCCTCCTTCTGTGCGTCGTTTATTGGCTGAAATCGGTGATAAGCCTATCGTGGAACTGTATGTCCGCAGAGAACCCATCCAATCTGCGCTTAACTCTGCCCTTAACATTATTAGTTTCGGTGCGTGGAATAGTGTCCGACAAAAATATCAATACGACAAGTTCTTCCATTTGCGGTTAGAATGTACCATACAAGTCAGTAATCAAGATAATCTTACGAGGAAATATATCTTAGAAAAGAATGCTGTTATTGAACTCACCGTAGCCTCTGACCCAACCAGTGATACAGAAATGATTGCAGTCCCATTAGATGTCGGTATAACACTCAATGGATTATTAGAAGGTGCGAAGAGATGGTTAGGTACTGACTTTTACAAATATGACCCCTTCTTTCAGAATTGTCAAGACTTTGTAATGGCCTTACTAAGGGGAAATGGTTTAGGAAATGAAGAGGTATTTAAGTTTATTAAACAACCCATTGATGAATTGATTCAAGAAGTGCCGTCTTGGACTGGTAAAATTGCCCGTGCATTAACAGATGCTGGTGGTGTTGTTGATACGATAATGTACGGACAAGGCAAATCTAAACCGATGCCTAAGTTCGCTAAGCAATTGGAAGCATTAGGAATAAAACCAGTTGATTATCTCGCAATGGCTCAGAAGAACGCCCATAAAGCGGGACTCGCTTACAATATGTTGAGTTTCAGTACAGATGATAAGCATAAATTACAAATCCCTAATGCTGACGGGAAGATAATTCGCTTTGGAGCGTCTGGATTGAAAGATTATCTAATTTATTCAATGACTCGCGATGCCAAAGCCGACCAACGCCGTAGTAATTATCGCAAACGTGCAATGAAGATAAAGGGTGATTGGGCGAAAGACCCTTACTCACCGAACTCTCTTGCCATATCGGTTTTATGGTCGTAATCGCTAAAAGCGATTCTTGCACTCTGCTCTGCAGAGGTGTCTTAATAGTAGCAACTACATCAAGATAGGACATTCTGTTCTATATTGATTTATTTAAACGGGGGGAACGGGATTAATTTCATACATATCTTATGTGAGAGGTGCTATATGGAAAGTCTGACGAAATAATCCCGTTCCCCCCGTTCTGCAGAACGGGGCAAAGGTTGGCTACGCCAAGCGTTCCCCCCCCGTTTTGTCTTTTTGGCCGGAAGACTAACCGACGATACATTTAATAACGGAGAATGGCATAACCAACTGCTTTGTTGGCTGCAAATGTTTGTGCTGGAATAGTAGTAGCACCACTAGTATACGATGGAAAACCACCACTGATATTAAAACCAGTACCAGCAACGATATTATCTACTGAGAATGTTAGGACACGTGCATCTGCTACACCAATACCCCAGCATATAACAACAGAGTTTGCAGTGATATTAGTATCGGGAACTGCAATAGTATTTCCACTGGCTAAAATAGTAGCGAATCCAACACGCAGAGGAGTTTCGGAGGCATTAGCACCAGCAAGATGTACTGCAGCAGCCATTTATAATATACCCGAGGAAAATAAATCTACATTAAACGAGATGCGAGTGATTTCTTACGACCGCCCGTACCACCGCCCGTACCACCGCCCGTGCCGTAGCCTACCGTATCCAAACCAGATTTGACTTTACCAAGGAAGCCAGAATCGGGAAGGAAGCCCTTTACGGCTGATACAATCGGTTTAGTGGAAGAGTAAATGTCTTTCGCCTTAGACAAGATGTTGCCGAGTGCAGAGAAGGAGAAGCCACCAACCATTCGGTCAAGTTCTGACCGGACGCCCATAGGAGCGAGAGGAGCAGAGATAATGTCTTGCTCTGACAAAACGCCCTTGATAATACGGGAAGAACCACGGATTGATTCAAAAAATCCACTGTTAACGGCAATAACAAACAACTGAGGTTGTTGTTCTACTTCCGTATTGTTCTTGATTTGGACGTTGAACTGCAGTGTAAAGTTCCCAACCAAACTCGGCGCTTGTCCGCTCTGAAGTGTAATGTCTTGAGAGGGTTTCAAAACGAGGATAGAACCGACCAAAGGGACGTTCTGGCCTTGCTGACGAGCGGCGTAATTACCATACGTACCGCCACCAGCAATCTGACCGTAAGAACCACCAGCGCTCTTACCAAAACCAACGAAGGAAGCATAATCCATACACAATCCGTTCTTAACGGACATATTGTAGAGTTGTTCCGTTGAATGAGATGAGAGCAGACCGCTAAAGTTGTCAAAATTGACGCTCAAGGGGTTATTAACACCATCATTTCGTGTAGCAAGGGGTAGGTAGTTTTCGCCGTCATTTCTACCGACAACAGATGGTTTAGCATAAATGATTAGGAGGTCTGGGATGTTAGGCAGAGTGATTGTTTGACTCTGAATCTGACCGTATGCACCGGATAAAATACCAGCAGATGCTTGTGAAATATAGCGCGGAAATTCCATATACGGCACACACGACTTCGGTGGTAATGGAACATCAAGTGAAGGAGTCAAAAATTGCACGTTAACAACGGCTTGTTGGATTACATTACCACCTTGAACTGCAGTATTGAACTGAACGTTAGACAAAGTACGACCTTGACGGGCGCACTGCCGTACAACACGGGCTACATCTGCAGCCCCCTTTAAGTTCATAATTAATTGTATATTGTTAAGGCCAAATAATCCCGTGTCCCACTCGTATTCATCGGCAAAGACGAAGGGAGACAACACAATCGGCTCAGTGGAACGAAAACGGAAGTAGATGGTATGTGCCAAAGTACCGTCTGCTGCAGTCGGAACACCATTGACTGCATTATAAGTAGCTGCAACACCACCAACAGTAAAGGCGGGTGATGCAGTACCAAGAGGAGTACCATTGGGTGCAGTGAATTCCAGAAACGGAGTAGCACCGTTAGGAACGTTGTCGTAATCCGTCATACTTTCATACCCACCGAGAGGATTGGATAAAGTGCCGAAGGCATCATTGTAGTTGGCGTATTTATCCAACATAGTGGGAGCATTGCGAACCAAACGGTTTTTCTTAGAATCAGCCAGACGCAGAATGGGGTACATAACGTCTGCCGAATTTATTACAGAAGTTGTGTCGTTGATAGTGGCCGAAATGGTGCTACATAGGGAGTTCAACGGCAACATAGCGAGGGCAAAATCACGACCGGGGACAACGATGGAATCACCAACCGTAGGGATGGCTGAAAGGGTACAAGTCATTGACATAAATACGTTGGAACTCCATAGCATTTTTCGGTCTACGAAAACGTTCTCTGAAGGCACATACACGTTAAAAGTAAGTTGTGAAGACGTTGCGGCAATGGCGTTGAACGGAGCGTTCGTCAAAGACAAAGCACCTTTCTCTACCGCAAACTTAGGACGGGATTGAACGATGCGGGAGTCAAGTACTGCTAATTTTTCAATGTCTTGGCTCATCTTATAGTATGACTTTAGAATATAATTCTATGATAAACCGGAGGGAGGGAGGTAGGACGGGGGGAACGGGTTTTCGGAGTCAGAGTTTGTATAGAGAGCATCTCACGTAAGAAGTATTCTCCCCAAACCCCTTTCCCCCCGTTTTTATTTTTTATAAGTTCTTCTTACGAAACATCATTTTAATTGATACTGATGATAGATTAAACATATTAATAGGATACAATTGATTATTCAAACGAAACCTCCAGAAGACTGAGATGTTAATGTTGCGTATCTCTTGTTTTGAGTTGCCAAAATCACTCATACGGTACTCTGCTGACGGAGCATAGTAGATGAACTGGCGATAATCATCTGCTCCACCCAATGCCGTATCCAGTGCTACGTCCGTAATAATCGGTGTAAATGCTGAACGACTCGTAGGAGCAGAATCGCCTAAATTGCCCGTACCCAGAATGTTAGGTGCCGAAGAAGCCTCAAACTTAACGGGTATGAGTGATGTAGTAAATACAATAGCACTAATCGGCGACCAAATAGAATCCACTGATTTATAATCTTGCGTCAATCGGTAATAGGCTTTCTGCTTAGCAATCGGAACATATCCTAACGGAGGTACACCAGAATAAGGAGCAATCCTATAATCTACCACATTAGTATAGAACTCATTACTAAATATCATTTCACGTACATAACCAGAAGGAACTGCACTTGGGAAGGCTGGGTACACAACTTCATTAATAGTGATTGCTCCAATCGTAGTAGAGTTCCAATACAAACCGCTAAAATTTGCGAATAAACCAGCCATATTTGTGTTAAAAAATAATCGTTCTTGAGGACGAGTGGCTGCAACGGCAGTTCCCGCTACGTAAGGAAGTGCAGTAAATGGCTCAAGACGCTGACCGTATCCATCGGAATCGCCGTAAATACTAAAAATCTTCGTTTGTTCGTTGAACGTAATCTGGGGTGTCTGACAATTGGCTTGAAAGGCTGCAAATGATGCATAGGGAAAAGGGTCAGTTAAACCAGCCCGTGCCGCCCACGCCGCACTAAATGCATTATAAAGAGCCAGATGTGCGGAGTTTAACGTAGTATTGATAGTATCTAACCAATGCTGATACGTCAGACACCAGTAGTATCGTGATGAAATGTCTTGAACTATAGTAGGGGCATTAGGCGTAGGGGCTAATACTGAATTGATAATCTCTGGTACGTAAATTACATTCGTAGGAGTAGGTGATATATTGAAAACAGTAGCACCCAGATTCGTAGTCCACGTCTGTTGCAGTGTAATAGCCACGGCATAATTTGTAAGATTTACGTTTGATTGTCCCACTTTAATGTTAGGAATAAACAATGGTAAATCACGATTAGCCCCGTTCATTGTAAAACGAATGATAGAAAACTGATATTGTGATGCGTCCTTAATTAATGCCGTATCACGGGTTTCATTGAAACGAATCTGTGGGTCTTCTTCAGTCTGATTTAATGCGTTCAAATCATCCGTTTTATTGTTAATAATATCACAATTGTAATATATATAATGAGGTAAATCGTCATCTCCACCTTGTGTTTGAAATGTACCACGGTTATAAGCCATTCTACATAGGGGATAGAGATATTATTATGATGGGATTAGACCTCGTAGTTCAAACACTTTTGCTCTATATACACCGGATGCCTCCTCTTCTGTGTCATATGAACCAAGATACAATCGTTTACCGTTATTGTCTCGTATTTTGACTTCAAATTTCTTACGTCCCGCTTTTCTACTATATCCTTTGTAAACTTTATTCCATAAATTCTCTTGTTGTGTACTCCAACGAAGATTAGATATATTATTATTGTGCTTATTCCTATCAATGTGGTCTATCACATCTTTTCCATCTATTCTATCAATAAATGCATTTGCTACTATACGATGAACTAAAAATGTAAAAGGTTTTTTCTCTATATACAATGTGGTTCGGACATACCGTTCCATTCGTAATGTATGTAATGTAGTTGAACCTTTCTTTCTAACATTACCAAAGGATGAAACTTCATATATCGGAGATTCAACCATTGTTCTCCATTCTTCATCGGCCATTATTACCTATGTTGTATAGTCTGGTCGGCTTTATATTATTTTTTTATCTTATCATACACAAGTGCAGACACAAAATCGTCAGCACTTAATCCGCTCTTCTTTATAATAGAACCGTACTTATCCAAAGAGTAAGGAGCATATAACAAACGTACAACGCAGTGCTTTCCGCACGTAGAAATATTAGGAGATTCTTTCTGAAACTGATGATGATTGTAAAAAACGGGTTTACCATATGCACGTAATAGGCGTGTTAGGTCGGGCTTCTCAATATCTAACATCTCCAACCTCCCCTTAGACATCCCACCCTTTTGGGCTGTATCCGGGGCATCTCCGTACGAATCTAGAAACTCCACGTATTTTGGGTAATTAATAAGGCAAGTCCAGTGTCCCGACGTAGGACTACTGTTAGGGAAGAGTAAAATGGCTCGTCCTTTCTTATCAAAGAGTTCTTCGGCACTGTCTAAGTCTTGCAGTTGTGG